GCAAATACCTCAATGACCACGCCATCGGAAAGGTGGGAACCGGTACACCGGATCAGCCAACGGATGACCCGGAAGAGGAACTGGAACTTCCCCCGGTGGAACTATCCGATGATTTGCCAGCCGAATTGTCGGCAGATCCGGAATCAGATTATGAATGGCACTCCGGAATAAGCGAGGCAATGAGGGCCATCAGTGACATGTAAGAATAGAATTAGAACAACATTAAAACAGCGTTAGAATTATGATTACAGAAGCGCAAAAACAGAAGATTTTAGCAGCGATAGCCGCCAACCGTGCGAACTATCCCAGTGATGCCAAGCATGCTGCCTCTTTAGCCATCAGTACATCTGTGTACAGTGCAATCAAAAACGGACAGACAGACAAAGCCCTGAGCGATGCCAACTGGATAAGCATTGCCCGCAAATTAGGGGTGAACCTCCGTGGTGAAATGGAATGGAAAGCAGCCAAGACCCCGACATTTGAATATATCACAGCCCAGCTGGAGTTTTCACAGCAGTCCAGCCTGTCGGGTATCTTGTGCGACATGCCCAATATCGGCAAGACTTTCACGGCACGTTATTATGTGCAGAGCCACAAGAATGCCGTTTATATCGACTGCTCGCAGGTAAAGACCAAATTGAAGCTGGTACGCAAGATTGCTGCAGAGTTTGGTGTGGACAGTAAGGGAAAGTATTCTGACGTGTATGAAGACCTGGTATATTACCTCCGTTCGATGGAAACCCCGCTTATCATCCTCGATGAAGCAGGCGATCTGCAGTATGAAGCTTTCCTTGAACTGAAGGCCTTGTGGAATGCCACTGAACGCTGCTGCGCCTGGTACATGATGGGGGCAGACGGATTGAAAGAGAAAATCAACCGCTCCATAGAATGCAAGAAGGTGGGTTATACCGAAATGTTGAGCCGTTATGGTGACCGGTACAGCAAGGTGACTCCGGATGATGGCAAGGAGCGCGAACAGTTCTTGAACAACCAGGCACGTATTGTAGCCAAGGTAAATGCCCCGGCAGGTGCTGATATAGCCCAGATTGTACGGAAGACACGCGGTGGTTTGAGAAGAGTTTATACTGAGATTGAAAAACTTAAAATGACAGCGGAATAATGAAGCGTGCGTACAGTCCGAAGGAAATAGCCGCCAAGAAATGGGTTACTCTGCCGTGGAATGAGAAATGGAGCAAACCTTTCGGGTTCCCGGCAGAGAACGCTTCGTGGTTCATCAGCGGTGCCAGTGCCAGCGGGAAGAGCAGTTTTGTAATGCAGCTTGGAAAGGAACTGTGTAACTATGGGACGGTGCTGTACATGAGTTACGAAGAGAAAATCAACCAAAGTTTCCAACGGCGTATGGAGTATTTGAAGATGAATGAGGTGCAGGGTAAGTTTCGCGTGGTGACAGAAGGCAGTCTGGAGGAAGTGATTGCCCGGCTGAAAAAGCCGAAAAGCCCGAAGTTCATCATCATTGATTCCTTTCAGGTGGCCGGGTGGGACTATCCGCAGGCTGTGGAACTGATGGAAACCTTTCCGAAGAAATGTTTCATCTGGATCAGCCAGGAAAAGAAGAGCCAGCCAATGGGTGGCGGTGCTGTAAGATTGAAATATATCTGTGATATGAAGATTCGAGTGGTCGGTTATAAAGCTTATTGTCAAGGCCGCGCCATTGGAGACCCGGGAAGCTATTATGTGGTATGGGAGGACGGAATCATTCAAACAAGTAATAATTTACCAAAGTGATTATGGATAATAACGAAAAGGCTTTTGAAAGCTACACCGGAACGGAAGTGTTCCAGATTCTGCTGGACGGAAGTTCCAGCAGGGCAGTGTTGGATGACTGGCTGGAGCGAAACATCCAAAGTGACCTGAAAGTGAGAAGAGCGAAAACGCCCGGTCATGTCGTAATAGAAACGGGTGATGTCTTGTTTGCACGTAATGTGCTGATATGGAATCCAAGTTGTAAAGTCAACATCAAAAAGAAGTGATATGGAAAAAGACAAAGTTTACATCAGTGGGGCAATAGCCCACTACAATATCGATGAGCGCAAAGGTGCGTTCCTCGATGCTGAAAACAGATTGCGTGCTATGGGGTTCAATCCGGTGAATCCATTTAAAAACGGACTTCCGGATGAAGCACACTGGAGAGAGCACATGCGGGCGGATATACGCCTGTTGCTGGATTGTGAGTATATCTATATGCTGAAGGATTGGGAACTGAGCAAAGGTGCTAAACTGGAGCTTGATGTGGCCAGTTCGTGTGGCATTAAAGTATTGTTTGAGTAAAAATGGTCGATATGGGAAAAATAAAAATGGAAACCGGTGTTGTGGTGATGACGTTGACTGCTACGGTATATAGAGGAAATATTCGTGAAATCCAATCTTCACGCATAGGATTTTGCGGGGAGTACAACAAGGAAATACTTTCTAAAATGGGTGCTGAATTCAAAAAGATATTTGCTGGGCAAATTGAGGCTGAATACAAAGCTAAATCAGTGAAGACGGATAAGATAATTTATCGTGTCAGTACCAAATCAACTGAATGTGAAATGATTCTTAATGGCAAATGATATGGCACAGGAAGTAACCAATTTCGCCCGGTTCTATGCATTGTTCAACAAGCTGCCCTGTACAGGAGACCGGGAAGAATTCAAGAAAAGCATTGTGCTGCAGTACACGTGGAACCGGACGGACAGTCTGAAGGAAATGACAGCCAAGGAGTATGAAGCCTGCTGTACGGCTCTGGAGAAGCTGAGCGGACAAGACGAATGGCGACAGAAGCTGCGTGAGGAGCTGCGGCGGAAACGGAGTCTCTGTCTGAACCTGATGCAGAAGCTGGGCATAGATACATCCGACTGGGCACGAATCAATGACTTCTGCAGTAATCCCCGAATAGTCGGCAAGGCGTTCAGACAGATTACGGTGGACGAACTGGATGAACTGGCGGTAAAGCTTCGGTCCATACAACGGAAAGGCGGCTTGAAGCCCAAGAAAGAAAAGCAAACGATTAACCCCGTGAGCATGGTATCACTCATTCAGATTGACCCTGATGCTCCGGCAAACTGATAGGATATGGAAAATAGAAACACAAAGATTTTAGAGAATCTGAAAAAGGAAATCAACCTGCTTGCCTCTGATATGGAGAAGCAAGATGCAGCCGAGTTTTATAGCGAACTGGCTGACTGGGCATACGCCAACGGAGAGGCTATGCTGATGGAAGATGAACCTAAAATGCAGGATTATGAAAACCAATAACCCCAAAAAACAAGAATCATGGAAGAAATGAAACAAACGACCGTGGTAATGACGGCAGAGGAAAAGGCGGAATTTGAAGCCTTCCAGAGAGAAAAAGCAAAGAAAGCGGCAGAGGAAAAAGCCAAGAATGACCGCGAAATGTACAAACAGATGGTGGATGAGGAGATAGCCAACTCCATTCCGGTACTGCTGGGCATCAGTGAGCAGATCAAGGCAAGCAAGCAGACTGTGATGGACAACTTCAAAACCATTCTGGAAATGAAGGCAGACCTTTTCAAAACCAAGGTGAAGGATGACCAGCGCAGCCATACCTTTACTAACAGTGAAGGCGACAAACGAATCACGCTGGGTGTGTATGTGACCGACGGTTACCGTGACACGGTGGAAGACGGTATAGCCATTGTGAAGGAATATATCGAAGGCTTGGCCAAAGATGAAAAAACCAAGGCACTGGTGAGCATGGTGCTTCGTTTGTTGGCCCGTGATGCCAAGGGTACGCTGAAGGCTTCACGCATTGTGCAGCTTCGCAAAGTGGCCATGGAAACCGGAGATGAACGTTTCATTGAAGGTGTACGCATCATTGAGGAAGCCTACCAGCCGGAAGTGAGCAAACAGTTCATCCGTGCTGAAATCAAGAACGAAAACGGAATGTGGAAACCTATCCCTCTGGGAATGACAGAATCATAAATTATAGAACTATGATACAAGAAGTGGAGAAATCTCCGAAAGTAGCCCTGTGCCGTGCTTGTCACGGTACAGGTAAAGTGAAGAAAGTTGTAGAATATCCCTCTCGGATCTTTGGAAAGAAGCGAAGCGAAACCGTTGAGGAAGTCTGCAGACAGTGTGAAGGAAGTGGCCGGGTAACGGTAAGCGCAAAAATGACGCTTGACATCCGTCCCTATAAACCTAAAGTAGAACCGTCTATGAACGATTAAACCTATATGGGAAAGCGGCACGGAGTCAGTTATCAGAAGCGTGTAGTAGAAGTAAACAGGATATATGACCATTATGCCAGTCACGGTGTACCGAACCGTGAAATATGGCGGCGGTACATATATCCTGTGTATGCTATTAGTGAGCGTACATTCTACAATATGCTTAAAGCGTCCGCAGACCCTAAAAATGATTTGCCGGACGATACGGTACAATTGAAATTTAACTTTGACTGGGAATGAATGAAAACGTAAAAAAAGTAGTGGCCCGGATACTGAAAGACATTCAGGTGGAAATGAGTGATGAGTTTGACAAGAACTTTGAACGGCAGGCTTTTTTCAGTGAGAAATGGCAGCGACGGAAAAGCCCCATCCGGAATGAAGGTAGAGCCATACTAACAGATACCGGGGCGCTTCGGAAAAGTATCGGAAGTCGGACAACGGAAAACAGCATTACCTTCTTTACCTCTCTGCCCTATGCGGCCATTCATAATGATGGCGGTGAAATAGTGGTGACCAAGCGAATGAAGCGTTTCTTCTGGCATAAGTATTATGAGGCAACCGGAGCGTTCGGTAGAAGAAAAGACGGCAAACTTCGAAAAGACAAACGAAATGTCCGGCTTGATACAGAAGCCGATTTTTGGATGTTCATGGCTTTAAAGAAAGCAGGAAGCACCATCAGGATTCCCCGACGCCGTTTCCTCGGCACATCGCCTGAAGTGGAAAAAGCCGTCCGTGAGATTGTAGAAGAGAACCTAACAGAGTATTTTACCATTGAATATAATATCATAAGAAAATGAGAAAAGAACTTTACCGGATGCTTTGCCGGGAGCTGAAGGCCATTGACCTTATCAAGCACATAGACTTGTGGAACCATAATGTGGAATTCATCGAACAGGAAGAAAACTGGGAGCGTCCGGCTGTCTTTGTGGAATTCTGCCCTATACAGTGGAATGCGATTGTTCCCGGTGTGGAATACCGGGCAGAACCTTTGATTAAACTGCACATCGTGACGGACTGGGAAGGTTCGAGTGCTGAGGGCAGCGAGCTGCAGGAGGATGCGCTGAGGGTGTTTGACCTGTCCGGACTGATTCATGCACAGCTTGCCGGATTGAGCGGGGAGACCTTTTTGGAGCTGGATCTGGTGGAGAGTGATACCAATCACAACCATGAGGATATTGTGGAAAGTATCGAGGTATATCAGTGTGTGGCCATCAAGCGGCTGCAATAGCCGTCTTTATTAGACAGAAAAAGCCGCGGACGTACAAATTACCGTCTGCGGCTTTTTTGTTCAATACAGGCAAAGTAAACGCAATCAGGCAGCCTCTTTCTTGTAAAGCATCATATCTGTGTAAGAAGAGTTGTAATTCATGTGAGCATTGAATTCCACCTTTGTGCAGTTTTCAAAAGGATTACCTAAATCCCTATTTTTACCTATCCATTCGCACAGCTCCAGAATTGAAGATTTGTTGGATGTGAAATATACGAATGAATGCCCCTTCAGTACATTCAGCACATCCAGATAGTCTG